AACAAATGCTGTTTATCTAAAAAAAGAGTAGAGTTTACGATATTTAGCTTTTGATTTAGATTTTGATTTTGATTTAGTTGGTGAAGGAGTTAATGATTTACCACGTATGCTACTGCGCGATTTTGTTCGACTTGGTGACCGACTTTTAGTGCGACTTGGTGTCCAAATTGGTGTGCGACTTTTAGTGCGACTTGGTGTGCGACTTGGTGTGCGACTAACTGATTTTGAAGATGTAGAAGATGTAGATCTTGTATAAGGAAATGATGGAAATGTGCCTAAACGTGTAGATGTTACTAAATAACTTCTAGTCGAAGATGGACTCGGAGATCCGGTTTGTGATACACTTGGGGATCCAGTTATAGATGAGCTTGAAGTAATACTAACATTAGTAAAAGATGATACCGTTGCTAAAAGACCACAAGTAAAAAGCTTTAGTAGATTCATCTCTACTTTATGAGTATTTTAAATCTTTTATATGCCCATACATCCCTTCATAAAGTTTTTAATATTTCTGCGCGTCATTTTTCCTTTTGTTAAAGGATTTTTACGCGGTATCTTTTTTAAGCATTTTGATTTTCTTGTTTTATTCTTCATTTCTATTTATAAATAATATAATTTTGTTTTCTTTAAAAAAGTATCTTAGTATTCTTAGAAAACACCAAATGTTAATGGTGGATCATTCAATTCGATATTATCTTTTTCCACAGCCTTTATTAATTTTGTCAGTGCAGAAAATCCTTCATCTGGGTAAAATGGTTCTATAAATTTATCTTGACTTGTTAATTTTATTGGCTCTAATGCTCTTTCTTTAATTCTTTTATCCATTATAAATCCATTAGGTAATTCTCCTTTTTTAACAATAACCCATAATAGGCATTGAACTTTATCTATTGCAGATTCTATATGTAAATCCATAGATAAAAAATCTTCATGTTTTTCATTATCTTTTAAATATGGCCATACAAATATAAAATTATTATATATTTTTTTATCAATATTCCTATCACTTTGTGATATTCTTAGTAAAAATTTATTAAAGTTATGTATTATTTTTTTATAATTTTTTAAAAAATTTCTTGCTCTACCAATATGTTCACTATATACTTTATATCTATGATAAAATGCACCTAAAATTTCTACTTCACGCATATTTTTTACCATACTACATTTTTCATCATTTAATTTTGCTCTTTTACAGTACCAATTAACTAATCCACGTGTAGAAATATCTACTAATTTTTCATAAGGCCATTTTTCAGAATTATTGTGACTAACTAGTGCATTATGATAATTTCTACCAAGTGAAGCTTCTCTTTTATCTAAATTAAAACCTTCTGCCTCACAATTTAAAGCACCCCCATATTGGGATCTTTTACTTTTTCTTGTTTTATTCTTCATTTCTATTGTAATAGAATATTATTTATTCTTTAGTCGTAAATAATGAATCTCAGCTACTAATTTCTTCAAATCATTTTCAACATCTTCTAACTTAGATACTTTTACTTCCTCAAATAATTCTTTGGTAGAATTATTATATTCTTTTTCATTCCATTTTGTTGTTTCAAGAGTTTTATTTTTAAATTCTTCTAAACAATCTGATTTTACTGCTTTATAGATACTTACTGATCTCCATTGTTTCTCCTTAGTTTCTTTTACTTCTTGAGATTTTGCAGCACCCATATGAAATCCATAACAAGGAATAGAATCCCATTCAATCGGATATGATTCTTTATAATCACTAATTATCTTCATTTGTTTTATGAAATAATCTTTATTATAAAATGCTTTCATCATATTACATGTAGAACAACAAGGGAGAACATTATCAATGCTATATCCTTTAGAAGTATCTTGTCTATCTAAACCATTTCCTACAATATTTTTAAATCCGCACAAGTAACACGGTTTATAGATTAAATCTTCATATTCTTCTTTTGTTAAAGTAAAATCATATCCTCTTTTTTCTTCGTTTATTCTTTTTATATAGATATAGTGTGATGGAACTTTATGCACATATATTTTCCATTTATCATAGAAATTTTTTCTTTCATAATCATCTAAAAGATTCATTTGTTGTTTAGTGATAAGTAGTGCTTTTTTAATAAAGAATATTGGATGTAATATATGTTTCATACGATTACAATGTTTACAACAAGGAATACAGTTCTCTATAATATATCCTTTAGTATTATCAACTCTATCAATGCCATTAATTTCTTCTTCATTATAGTAATTACAGTAAGAACAATGTTTTTGAATTAATTCAAAATATTGTTCTTTTGTTAAAGAAACTTCTTTATTTCTTTTTTCAATTGAAGAACGTTGAAACATAATCCAATTATTATCTAAATTTCTCTTTGCTTCCGCTTGATAATTTCTTATTCTAGCAGGACGTCTTGCTTCTGCTTTTTGTTGTGTTTCTCTACAACTAGGACAAAGTTTAGAATCGTTTCCTTTACTTGTTTTATAAGGTTCATATGTTTTTGAACAGTGAGAACACTTGATTACTTGTGACATTCTAATAGAAGTTCACAATTAACCTTTAGACTTACGCCCAACCGGGTTAATTATTTTTTAATTTTTTATTTATTTTGTATTTTTATTTTAATTTTATTAAGGATATACAACAACCAAACACACGTAGTATGCTTAATTGGAGTAGGCCAACGTTGATTCCATTCTAGGTTCTCCAAGAATATAACAGCTCTCCTTATAAATATAACAACATATACTTACAATTCCTCTGTTAAACTACATCTCTGTAGGGACCGACTATATCTTAGGATGGTTTTGCCACCCCACCGACATTTAGTCTGTGAACTGCATCCATAGTTTTTCAACCTTAGGACTTGGCTGCGGATTAACTCTATTCATAACGTTCTTACCATACCCATGAATTTCTCCTTGGTGCTACTGGGCAGATCTTTCGACCCCAGAGCGGTATTTATGACTTGACGAGTACTTCCCGCAATTTGACGGTGTTGCCTCATGATATTTCCAGCAAATATCAAGTGTTATTAGACTAGCGACCCCTTTTTCGGATCACTCTTAGCAGCATGGCATTTTCATTTATGACACTATTAGTATCATAAATCCTTAATTTGAATATGCAATTCCGCCCATTCCCGACATCACTCTTAATACATTGTAATTGGTCGCGAACACATAGACCTGCGAGCTGGTCGCAACGCCGACCGCATTGTTGGACACCGTGAGTAAGAGGGTGGTGTTATCAATGCGCGATAAGTTGCATGTGCCGCTGGGCTGATGCTGCTCGGGCTGGAGAGCGAACGAGTAGACGTTGATACCAACCGCGGGGATATTGGTGTGGTGCTGGAAAGGCTGCACCTCGTTGAAGTAGCGGCCTTCGCGCACTTGGAAGCGATCGTGACCGTTGAGCTGTAAGAGCGCAGTCACGACAGGGTTGCGACCAGCCATGCCCTCAACGCGAGTGACGGAGTAGCCAGACTCTAATACGGATCTGTCCCACCAATCGGAGAAGTTAAAAGGCTGCTGTCCCTTCCAAGGGTTAATAACAGTGTCGTCGCAAGAGACATACGAGTCGCGCTGGACAACCCAGATGAGTTCCTTGCAAGGGTGATTAAAGTTGAGCTTGAGCTTGTTGCTCGAGCTGGTGATGGATTCAGCGCCAGTGAACTGGAGAGTCTCAATGAGGTATTCGTGAGACACTTGGGCGAACTTGCGGCGCTCATCAGTGTCGAGGTAGATGTAGTCAACATAGAGAGAGGCCGCCTGTAAGTTGGCGTTTGACACACGATCGCGGATGGTGTGTAAGTTGCCCAGCTGGGGGGTCACTTCCCAGCACAAGTTGCGGATGTCATTGAACTCGAGATTGATGCGCACCTCGTGGTATTGGAGCGCAATGAGAGGGAGCGCCAGGCCAGGGTTGCGGCAGAACCAGAACTGGAGAGGAATGTAGAGAGTGTAGTCAGGGGCGCAGTTGCCGACCTCGTTAGAGGTGTTGGGCTCACCACCGGCGCAATCATCGTCACAAGGCTCACCACCTTGGACGAGTAAGTTGGTCAGCACGGGCACGTTACCAACCATCTTGGCGTAACCAGCCTGTTTGCCGGCCTCCTGGGTGAGCTCATTCCAGATGTGGAGCCAGACACCATAGTGCTTGTCAATGCGCTGGCCACCGATTTCAAGCTCAACGGACTTGACTAAGTTGTGACCGACCCAGTTGAGCCAGCGGAACTGTGCACCAGAGCCGTCAGAGGCGAGGAGAGTCACCTTGGGTAAGGTGGCCTGAAGGTAGATGCGGTGGATTAAATCACCATTGCGCTGAATGGTGCAGGTCACACGCTTGCCAAAGCCAGGGGAGCCGTTGAAAGGGTTCTCAATGGACTCCATGGCGAAGTTGGTGTGACGACGGTAAACCTGCTTGAAGAAAGTAATCTGGGGGTTACCAGTGAGGTAAACGTCTTGCGCGCCATAGGCAACGAGCTGCATTAAACCACCACCTGTCATTTCTTATACCCTTGATTTAGAAAAAAATTTTGTAAAAACTCTTTTTGCCGGAGAGAATGATATTTATAATAAACGAAAAATTTTCTTAATAAATCGGTCTAAACCTTAAAAAATTATCTCTATTAATGTCTTTGACCAATCCATTTTTTAATATAAGATCTACAAAACGAAGTAATCCTGAAGCACGAACAACATTAGATACCCTCCATAGTATTCAAGTAAAAAAAATGTACGATAACGAGAATAGTTTAGAATATTTAGAAGGTGAGAAGAAGAATGTTTTAGGAATGCTTAAGGAGACATCAATCGATAATCCTGCTTTATTGGATCAACTTGAAACAAAGTATAAAAATCTTAATACTGAAATTAATCAGAGGAAAAATAAGAATGAGTTCTTAGACTATTATTTAGAAACTGGAGATATTCTATATAAGTATTATGATATGCAAGAAAAAATACAGAATGGTGATTTACCTATAAAACAGAATGGTAGAAGAAAACCTGGAAGTATTTTAGATGTTTTAGATAAAGCCTCTGATAGTATAGAAGATGATACTCCTAAAAAAAGTGATATAAAACCAACAAATCATTTAAGTCGTGATAAACTTTTAGAAGAGTATCTAAAAAAGGTTCATCCTGAAAATGTTCGTTCTTCAGGAAATATTTTAGATGATACGTATGGAGAGTGTGATCAGTGTGAACAAGAGATGGTTTTCTCACTAAATGAAGCAGTTTTTACATGTATGACGTGTGGTTATCAAGAATTTGTTCTAATTGATTCAGATAAACCTAGTTATAAAGATCCTCCTCGTGAAGTTTCTTATTATGCTTATAAACGTATTAATCATTTTAATGAATGGTTAGCACAGTTTCAAGCAAAAGAATCAACTGATATTCCTCAAGAAGTTTTTGACCAAATTTTAGTAGAACTAAAAAAAGAGAGAATCTTAGATACACGTAGTTTAAAACAGACAAAAATTCGTGAGATTCTTAAAAAGTTGAAGTTAAATAAGTATTATGAACACGTTCCTCATATTATTAATCGTTTGAACGGACAGAATGCTCCAGTAATGAGTCGTGAGATTGAAGAGAAGTTACGATACATGTTTAGAGAAATTCAACCAAGTTTTCAGAAACACTGTCCAGAAGGTCGTAATAACTTCTTATCATACTCATATGTTCTCTATAAGTTTTGTGAACTTTTAGAATTAGATGAATACTTACCGTGTTTTCCTTTACTGAAAAATAGAGATAAGTTGTATGTTCAAGATAAGATATGGCAGAAGATTTGTGATGAGTTAAAATGGGAATTTATTCGAAGTATATAAGTAGTAAGAATAAATGAAAGATAAAATGTTTCCTAAATACCTGTATATAATATCTGTTATAATACTTATACTTGTATCATACTTAATTATAAAAGAAAATTTTACGGAAATAAAATGCATACAAAAAGCAATATACGTCGAAGAATACTTATATCCAATTTT